CATTTTCTTAATTCACCTTCAGCAAGTTTAGTTGTCTTGAGTAATAGTTTGGATGCCTTCTTAACATCTCTACCATACCCATATTTAAACTCCTGCAATAGTCTATTTCCTTGGTCATCGTCACCAAGAATAGTAAAGAACCTTCCACTACGGTTACCACCAGCACCAGCACCTGCTGTTACACCACCAGACATAATTGCTGGTGCAGTAAACAAACATAAGGGGCCAGTAAAGGCACAACTACCTAGTCCTACTATCATACCACCAGCACCACCAGCAACAGCACCGACTGCTGCTCCACCTACACTATAGTCTTGCTCTTCTGTTTTCCATTGGACTACATTCGTGATGTGTCCTAATGGTCCTTTAACACCAGTCTCATCTATTGTTATCTCACATTCCTCTGTAAACTTTTCTTCTGCGTCTTTACATAACGGTGTTCTAGATTTAACTTTAGAATTAAGTGAACCGTGAGTCACTCTTGAACCTGGTCTAATAGAAGATGCTAGTGCAGTCGAAGGCAGTAGCATCAAAGCAGTAAGTACTGCTATAGTTTTTTTCATTCCTCCTCTAGTAATTTTGAAAAATCATTAACCTTTTCAAATCTAAGACATCTCTTAAATTTGTCCATAAGTAAGTCACCCTTATGTGATATAACAAATAGATTAGTTCCTTCACCTAACTTTAAAAGTATAGAAAGTAACTCTCCTGTTGCAGATGCATCTAGAGAACTATCAAATACCTCATCAAGTATAAGAAGATTAGTAGCAGCAGAGTTCTTCATCCTTGCTACTTCTCTCCATGTAAAAAGAAGAGCTAAGTCAATCTTCTGTTTCTCACCTTCGGAGAAAGAAGAATAACTAAACTCATCCCTAAATCTACTCTTGATTACTTCATTAAACTCCTCATCTAATGTGAAGTTAAAAAAAGTATCCATACTATGTAAGTACTTATTGATTAAATTATTAAAAACTGGTATATACTTCTTAATGATTTGCTTCTTAATGCCAGAGTCCTTTAACAAATTACCAACTATTTGATACTCATCTAAAGTTTTTTTAACTTCTGCACAACTAGATTGAGTTTGTGATAATTGTTCAGATAACTCTTTAAGTAGTTTCTTTTCCTTATCTATGTTAGGAGTATTGACATCCAACTCGTTAAGTTCTTTTTCTATTTGAAGATTTTCTTTCTCTATACGAATAATTTCTCTTTCAATAGAAGAGATTTCACTACGCAATTCATACAATTCTAAAGAAAATGTTTCGTATTCAGTTAATTTATCTACTGCTTCTTTAATATTTTCTTTATATTTAGTAACTGTCTTAGTTAATTTAACTCCTTGTTTACTTAAACTTGACATTCGACTTTTCTTAAAGTCCTTACCAATCTCCTGAGTACAGGTAGGACACTGATCATTAGTTTCAAAAAACTTTGCTTCTTTCTTAAGACGTTTTAATTCTGTATTTGATTCCCTTTCATCTCCACGTAAAGATTGTAGTAGTTGTTTATGTGTATTCATTCCCTCACATAAGATTTCCACCTCTTGCAGATGGTCTTTTTTTGTTTCTTTTATTGACTCTTTTTCTTTTATTTTACTTTCATTTGATATAGTTTTATCATTTTTTTCTTTCTTTCTTGTTTTATTAACTTCTTTTAAAGAATTTATTAATTTTTCCTGAGAAGAAACACGTTCTTCTGCACGATCCATCATATAAATACAGTCTTGATTTGATTTATTTGAAGCACGAATTCTCTCCTTAAGGAGTGTATTCATGTCTGAGAAGATCTGGATGTCCAATAGATCTTCGATAACTTCTCTCCTGATACTTGCTCCGAGTTGCATGAATGGGACAAATGTGGATGAACCAAGAATGACGACTTGGGTAAAACTCTTGAAGTTGAGTTTGAGGACTGTTTGTTCGAGGTACTTTTGGGTGTCACGTGCTGCTGCATCTTGATCTACTAATTTGTTATTTTTATATACTTCAAAAGTATTGGGTTTAATTCCTCTAAAGACACGATACTCATCCTTACCAATAGAGAATGTAACTTCTACTTTTGTACCCTTCTCATTGATACTATTGACCATCTGTGATCTAGTAATCTTACGAAAAGGTTTATTGAATAAAGCAAAGCACAGAGCATCTAGCATAGTAGACTTCCCTGCACCGTTTGATCCTACAACTAAAGTTGATTTGGAATTTGTTAAATCAATTTCAATCCATTGATCACCAGTGGAAAGAAAGTTTTTCCACTTAAGAGTTTCAAATGTAATCATACTTTAGGGATAATCAATTCATCTTTAGAAACAACTGAATATTGATAACCAAAATTATCACAATTAACAGCAACAGATTCCTCATCTATCTCCATTAATTCTAATGGATGTGCATAATCATTAGCCTCTAAAAGAGTTTTATAACGTTCAGCATCATCCTTCTGTACAAAAGATACTACTGTTCTAACGTTATTCTTATCCTTTTGAGAATACACACCACCAGTTTCTTTTTCAGTTAGAATAAACATCAGAGTTCCGAGGCTTCCATGTATAGAGATCGCATAATGTTCTTAACACTATCCTTACTGACTTTAAGATCTATCTCATCTATGTAGTTGTCCAATAAAGTCATAGTATCTTCGGTCTCTACGACTGAAGAACCACTCTCAAGATCAACACTTAGATCTTCTACAATCTTAAGATCAGCAAGACCAATGTCTTGAAGTTTTCTTACTGCATAATCAAACTTGGAATAATCACCTTTGTTTTCTACTATGAGTTTAACAAAGGTACCCTTCAGTTCATTTTCATCTGGTATATCAACACCATTATTATAGTACAACTTATAGAAAGTGTCAAAGGGATTTCTATAAAATGTTGTCTTATGAGTATCAGTATCTAAAACATGAAACCCTCTCTTCTGTGCATAATCATTCCAATACAACTGATAAGGGTTACCAAGATAATAACAATTATTTTTATTAGATTTTGTATGATAGTGACCAGAGAATACCTTATTAAACTTACTAAAGATATTCATATCAATACCATTATCCATTACATGACCTGGATGAGCTTCAAAACCGTTAAGCTCAAGATGGCCCATGCAGAGAGGTGCAGTACTTTCTGTGATGCTTCGTAAGGTTCTGTCACTGTTCTCATCACATATCCAAGGAAGAAATAGAATGTCAGTACCGTCATAATTACGGGTAGTGGGTTCATCGATAACATCTATATCATATCCTCCGAGCAACTCTTCTGGTGAGTTAATTCTTAATGTGTTCTTATAATATATGTCGTGATTGCCAATCAAGGCAGTCATGTTACATCCCAATTCTTTAATAGGGTCAAACCACATCTCCTTCGCTGCTTCGAGAGACATGTAATTAATAGACCTACGTTTATCAAAGGTATCACCTAGATTTATAATCTCTTTAATACCTGATGCTTTAATAAAAGGTATAACAATTTTACTATAGAACCTTCTATAGTGCTCTACAAAATGTAGATTGTCATTACGAACACCAAAGTGTTGATCTGTAATTAATAAAACTTTCATACTAACACCTATGGTATGGAGGGTTTGGTCCCATTACTTCATGGAAGAAGAATGCGAGAGTTAATCTTGTTTGATTTTTACCAAACGTTTGCATCCCATGTGGAGTTTGATTGTTGAAACAAAACATTCTGTTGTATACATTACTAACTCTTACAGTTTCTGTGTACTGTGAATGAAATCTATCATATGATTCCTTATACTCCTCATCCTTAATTGGTTCTCCTCTATAAAATTTACACTGTGCATCGTTGTCTTTAGGTTGACACCAAGCATATCCATTGTGTTCTTCATATATACTTGTTCCAGTATCAGGTTCTGGATATTTGTTCAAATATATTATACCACCAAATTTAACATCGTCATCCACATGTACCCACCCATGATTTTGAATATGATATTGATCATCATGGAATGGTTCTACCATTTGAAAATTAAGTGCAGCACCCCAGTTCATCTGATAGGTGTGATACCAATTTCTTAAAATCCTCTGACAAATATAATTATTCAAATCAGGATTGAGAACTTCTAATGTTTGTGTTCTTTTACCTGGCCATTGACCTCTAGGATCAGGTTGAAATTCTAGAGTTTTACAATACTCTAGAATCTTATCTGGATTTGGAAAGAAATCATCAACGATAGTTATCGGATACATTATCTTTTGGTATTCATCTCAACACGATTTTTAATTTGTGCCATATCAGCAGTTGCTTCACCATCAACTGAAAAGACATGCTCAAACCCAGACTTCTCTAAGATTTTTTCTTTGATGTCCATCTGTCGTTTCTCCTTAGCAATACGACGTAGAAACGCATAGTACACTATTTGTGTAAAATAAGCAAATGGATTTTTACTTTTAGCAGGATCAAAGTTATCTATGTATTGTATACAATTTTCTATACCATCGCAAACCATATCATCTTTATACATGTAGTTGATAAAGTTTGGTCTATACGATAGATGTTGTGCTATCTTTAAAAAACATCCACCGATATAATTATTGACACGGGGTTTAGGAAGACCTTTCTCCTTGGCAATATTAACCTTATCCTTGTACTTTACAATAGCAGCAAGAAACTCAGCGTTATTAACGTAATGCTCTTTCTTTTTTGTGGTACGCCTCATATGGTTTTTTTCCTTTGATTATATTGTAACAGGGCTTGACAAGAATGTCAATCACCTGTAGACTAACCATGTCAAGGGTTGAGGGATATATTATGTATTATATAATTTTTCAAATAGTTTTCTTGCATTATCTATCCTACCGAGATAACCTGTTGCGTCTTCTGCACTAGATCTTCTTTTAGTAGTTCTTTCTCTAACCTTATCTTCAGGTTCTAAACTTTTTATAAATGCTTCATACATAAAAATAATTTCTTTACTCATCGATGCGACACTCAAGATATCTTTTTCACGTATTATAAAAAATTCCTCGTCAGACATATTCATCCATTTATGAAACCCCATGCCTCTCATCATCTTGTTCTCACTTATTGGTTTGTCAACAATTTGAATACATACTGGGTCTTGTAGAAATGCTAAACTTTCC